TGTTTTTGGTACATGTAACATTCCTAGTTCAAAGATAACCGGTTCCAAAATAGCATTCCCATCTTGCTCATCTTCAAAAGGGCTTTTTTGGTTTCTAGCATATCTTAAAGGTCTATTTATTCCTTGTTCTTCATCGAAGTACATTAAAGGAAACCTTCTAGAGTTACGTGTTGGCAACATAAAAGATAACGGAGCCGCATCTCTTGTTAATTTGTAGACTTTATCTACAATAGCTTTTGTCTTTTTCATTTGATATAATTAAAATTTAGTAAAAATAGAGGGAGCAAAATACTCCCCCTACTATTATTATTACTTCTTACTCAGCGAATAAGAAGAAGTTGTTAGCACCTAAAGTACATACAGCTCTTTCAGAAAGGAAGTTTACTTCCATTGCATCTAAGTCGCTGTTAGTAGCTCCTCCTGCAGAACCTGTAATCCAAGTCTTGTAACGTCTGTCTTCAGTCTCAGAAGCTCTGTAACGTACATGTAAGAATGGTCTCTTAGCATTTTTCCCTAAGATTTGGTCATAAACAGTTTTAGAACCTGCAGGAACTAATAAACCATTTACTCTACCTGAACCTGCTCCTACTGGAAGGCCTCCACGCATTGTTGGATCATTTAAGTATTTCCAATCAGACTTGTAGAAGTCATATCCTCTACGGAATCCTGAGAAACCTAAGTTTAGAGCCATCTCAGTATCATTATCGAATAAACCAAATGAAGCTGAGTTAGAAGCACCACCACTCACGTAACCGTTAAGTGTAGCTAACATATCATCAATATCGAAAGAGAAATCTCTATCAACAAATAATACGTTTTCTTCAATAGCTCCTTGCTTATCTAATCTTGATACGATTGAATCAAACTCAGTTAATGTAGAAGGATTACCACCTCCCCAAACGTTTCCTCTGTCAGAAACTGAATAGAAGATACCTTCAGAACCTTTGTTTCCAACATCACCTGTTGTTGCAGCAGCTCCAGAACCTGCTTCTGCAGGTACAGCTTCAATCATAGAAGTCTCTAAGTAGTCATCAAAACGTAATCTTGTTTCATGCTCTGACTTAAGATACCATAAATATCCACTTGCTCCATTTTCAGTCTCTACTTCAACCCATCCAATTTGAGCCATATCAGAACCAGATACTGCATACTTATCTTTCAAGATGATTGGAGAGTTTTCAAAAATCTCGTCATCAGCTTCTAAAGAACCTTGCATCCCATTTGTTCCTTTCTTGAACTCAGAACCATAAATGAATACAGTAGCTTGTCCGATGAAAGCTTGACCACCTGCTTCATAGTAAGCAACATCAAAAGTGTCGTTAGCAACATCTACTGCTGTAACGATAGCTTTATTTGATCCTGCTCCTGAGTTAGCAGTCAACATTACTGTTTGACCTACTCTTACAGCGATACTACCTCCTGCTGGCACTAATGTGTCATTTACAGTGATTGTAGCTGTGTCATCACCTGCTACACCTGCTGATGTACAGTTTGTATACTTTGTGTGTAACCTTCCTTGCTCAGCCCATTTGATAAGGTCAGAGTTTGAAGGCATCTCAGCTCCTACCATTCTCAAGAATGAAGAAACTGTACGATTACCATATCTCTCGAATTCTTTCTCATAAGTATCAGGAAGATACTGATTTAAGAAATCAAAGTTAGTAATGTAATTAGTACTTAAAGGCACTTGTTGTGCGCTTGGTTGGAGTGAAAACCCCGGCGTTGCATTTACTTGTCCTGCCATTTTTTTTGTTTTTTAAAAATTATTTTCGGCTCCTAATTCTCAACCCATTTCCACTATCAGGATTAACAGATCGAACCTTAGTTCCGCCTTTCGTTGTTATTTCTGGCGTTCTCTGTGAAGACATGTTTACATTTTTGGTCTTCTTGATAACGTCATCTGTACCTGCTGACTTACCTTGCTCATAAAAGAACTTAGCAAACTTTTCAGGATTCATTGCAACAGCCAAAGACTTATGATACCCTTTCACATCACTCAGTAAACCTTTATCATCTAAAAACTTATTGATAAATTTCTGAGGATTTGAATGAATACTTTTCAATTCAGCTGAGTCTCCAGGAGAGAATGTTAAACTCTTGTCTTCGTCAACAGTAAACTCAAAACCTTTGAACTCACTTCCGAATAATTCTTGTGTTTTCGTTGAAAACCACTCTGCCCTTTTGCTCGCCTCCTCTTCATAAGTAGTCGCCTCTTGCATATATTGTCTGTATTCCTCCAACTGCTTTTTATCTTCATCAGAAATAGAACTCCCACTTGACTCAAGAGGAACTCTGTATTTTTCTTTCTCCGACTTAAAGAAGTCTTTAGCTTCAGCAATAGCTCTTTTCTTTCTTAACTTAGCCTTTCTAATTGTAGCTTCATCATCTAAGTCTTCATCATAAGAATACTCATCTAATAAAATTTCAACATCATCTTCGTCAAGACCTTTCTCTTTAATTAAGAGATAATCTTTTAATATTCTATCAGGATCTGCATCATCTATGTTTCTATTCAATTTCACATAGTCCTCAATGCTTCTTCCTGTTTCTTTTTTATATTCAAAATAAGCCTTTACATCTTCAGGTAACTCTACTTCAGTTTTTTGTTCAGGAGCTTTAAACAAATCATCTAATGATTTTACTTCCTTCCCATGCTTAGATTTAATATAAGACAAAACGTCTTCATCTTTTATCTCTAAAGTAGGAGTTGAATCACCTGCATCACCTGCATCACCTGCATCACTAACTGCGTCTGGCTTAGGATCTCCTACTGCGTCTACTTCTGCATCTTTTCCAGCATCTCCACCTTCTTCTCCGCTATTATTATGCTTATCAAGCAATTCGTTCTCTACTTCTTGAACAGACTTACCTTCTAGTCCTTCTACTTCTCTTACTTTCATTTTATATAATTTAATTTTACTACAAATTTACTTTAAAAAAAATAAAGCCTTATCTAGGGTCAAACTCTGACAAGTCAAAGCCATCTAAACTATCCTCATTTGATTCAAAATTTAAAGGAGGAAGATTATTCTTTCTTTGGTTTATCAATTTACTTTGTTCTGTATTTTGTTGACTTATTCTTTCCGACTTAGCCTTTTCTTTCAAGTTCTCTCTACTCATTAACTTTTCAGCATCCATACTTCTAAGCCTTAAGTTCATATCAAACTCTTTATCCATTAGTAGAGATTTCATTTGAGCTTCACGCTCCATCTTCATTATCTCTCCTTGAATTTTAGCATTCTCAACCTTAATCTTAGCTTCTGACTCCATTGATATCTTTTGAGCTGAAGTTTGAGCCGACATTTGCTGAATTTGCATTTGCTGTTGCGCTTGCATAGCTTGCTGTTGCATCTTAATTCTTTCTTCTCTATCTTCCTTGCTCTTTCTTTTTAGCTTCAGTAATTGATTAGCTAATTTTATATTTTTCAGTTCTCTGATATCAATAGCATCCTCCAAGTTTATATCACCTTTAGATAACGCTATGTTTATGTTCGATTCAAGTTGCGCTCTTTCTTCTTCATCCGGAGCTACCTCTATAAATATACCAAAGTCATATAAATACAAGTCAGAAATATCATTAAGTATACTAACATTATACCTACCTATCTTATTAATGAAATCCTCTTTAAAATCAGCATACTCTAATATGTCAGATATTCTGTAAGAAGATCCTTCAGCTAAAGATTTGAACATAAACAAACTACCGTCTAGTATATGTCTAGTCGCTGTGTTTGAGTTCAATGCAGCTAACTTCTGTAAACCAACTAAAGAATTTGGATCAGGAGTAGAGCCATCTCTCGCCTCATTTAAACCTGTCACAGTTCTAATCTGATTTAGATAATGATTATAATTACCTATAAGCATTTGCATCTTAGAAGCTCCTGAGTTAGAGTTCAATTCTTGGATTGGTACTCTAGCGTTATTAAATTCACCATCTCCAGTATAACTCCTACCGATAACACTACCAGTCTGAAAATATAATCTTAAAGCATCCTCCGGATTATATGCTTGACCTGTACCTAAATCAACTTCATTCAAACCATCAGCGTCAATAAACACACCATCAGGCACAACTCTAGACATAACTTGCTGAAGCTTCAAGTGAGTTATTTGTATTAAGTCTGCAAAAGGTATCATTCGTCTAACTAAAGACTCAATATTTCCTTTATACATTCTAGGAGCTGTAGCAATGTAGTTAGGTATTGCATGCTGAGAAGAAGACTTAGGCCTAACCATGTTCTCTGCTAGTTCCCACTTCAATAGGTAGTTAGTTCCCATAACCATGACACCTTCGTACCATACGTCAATAGTCTTCTCTACCTTCTCAAAGTTACCCTCTTCCATCATCTCCTCAGGAGGATTGAAAGAGTCATCTTTCTCTATCATCTTAGAGTTACCATTACTACTTACTTTCTTCTTATAAACAAACTTCTTAGTTGTTTTATAATTGAAATACATAAGAGTAACACTATCTCTGT